CTTTTCTTCTGCTTCTTCTGCTTCCGGTTCGTCCTCTGTCTTTTCTTCCGGTTCCTGAACTGTTTTTTCTTTGACAGGTTCACACTTCCCGGTCTTCTTATTTCTTCTTTCTCCCTTTGGACAACGAGGTAGTTTCGATTTTTCTCGTGGCAAAGACGTAATGTCTTTTGGAGGAAGTTCTTCGACTTCAACCAAATTCTTTTTTGTTTTCCTATTTTTCTTCACTTTCGATTTCTTATCGGGTGTTTTATTTCCAGAAACATTTGTGGGAACTTCTACAGGTCGAACCGAAGGTTCTCCCGTAACCATTTCTTGGAAACTGTCAAAAATAGATTTTTCATCAGACATTATAATTATACCCTTTATAATGTATGTATATTATTTTTGTTCTACAGAATATAATTGCAAAGAACGAATACAATGATCAATATTTGTCAAAACCTTCTTTTTTTCTAAATTGTAAGGTCGTATTGATTGCATACATTCTCCATATGTTTTCCATTCTACATTACTGACTTCCGTCTTTTGAAATTGATGATGTTCTAAAGAAGTTTGATAATTCATATACATTAAAAAATATTTATGCTTATACGAATTGTAATTGGAGCCGGTAAATGTTTCTTCAAACGGTACCACATTCCGAATATTTGCCACACTATGTGTAGAATACCCGGTCTCTTCAGAGAATTCTCTTAACGCACAATCATAATCAGACTCATAAGGATTTCGACGCCCTTTTGGAAACCCCCATTCAGGTTCTGTATAACAACCATATTTTTCACTTTCTTCTAAAAGGCTTTTTAAAGAATAAGTTTCTCCATTGTAGGTTACTCCTTGGATTAGTGTGTTAATTTTATCTTTTAGTGCGAATCCTTTGTTGAAATCATTAGATTCGCATTTCGCTTTCAATACTTTTTTCTCATGTGATGTCATTTGTTTGCACATATTGAGTATGTAGTATTTTTGATTCAAAGAGAATTTCCCTCGTAAAAAATCAATATAACCTAAACTGTCTTTTCTACAAATCATTAAATATTCAAGAACTCCTTTGTTATATCGGAATACAATGACACCTATACTTGTAATGGGAAATTTACATTGATGAAATAAGTGTCCATATTTACCACAATTGTTACAAAAAATATCATTTAACTTTGACATGGTTCTTTCTTAATAAAAGTAATATATCTATTTTTATATACATTTATGAGAAACTTGGATCAAAACATATGGTTGCCACACGTTTGGTTCTTTTTATATACTGTTGCTCATAGCTATCCGGAGACACCGAATAAAGTAACTAGACGAAAATATTATGATTTCATTCAGAATTTACCGTTGTATTTTCCACACGAAAAAATAAGTAATCAGTTTAGTCATTTGCTGGATTTATTTCCAGTGACCCCTTATTTAGGTAATAAAGACTCATTCACATATTGGGTTCACTGCATGCAAAACAAATTAAACCATGAATTAGGAGTAGAATCAAAGACCTATTTGCAACACATAGACGATTATTACAATGCTTATTTGCCACAACGAGTGAAGCTTTCAGAGAAATGGGGAATACAGAGGAAGTATATTATATTCGGTTTTATTGTATTGTGTATGTTTTGTATTATTATGCTGATGACATAAACAGAGAAAATATATTTGAGTAACATATAGAATCAGGCATGAGACTAGAAATTATATTATTTTTAATCGTTGCATTTGTGATTGCAAATATATACACAGATGGGAAATATTTAAAACAGTTATTATCATACAAAAAATATTATCAAATGGCGGGGGTCGCATTTGGCGGCTTGGTATTGTATTGGTTATTAAAAAAGAATCCGAAAGGCGCACATGAAATGATTCGAACTTCAAACGACTATTTAAAACACTTACCAATCGATCAAAATGCAACAGGCATTATTAGTCCTATTTTAGATTTCACCACAAAACAAGAAATGGTAGGAAATGGGGGTGGATTTTTACCGAATTCCTTAATGAATGTGTTCTCACGTGATCCAATGGCACCACCGAGTCGTCAAGCAGAATCTCGTCTAATGAACTCAGGGCACATGAGCGGAGGAAACGGAGTACAGAAAACAAAACGGTCGGTAAGTGAAACCAAAAAGAAATTCGTCGCATCGAGACAAAATTGGAAGTGTGGGGATTGTCAAGAACAATTGTCTGCATGGTTTGAAGTAGATCATAAAGTAAGACTCGAATATGGAGGAAGCAATCATATTGACAATTTAGTTGCATTATGTCGAGAATGTCATGGAAAGAAAACCACAATTGAAAATCTTTAATACAGAGGGAGATTTAAGCATATATTTATAATACTTTGTAAATATATACATGAACAACACAGAGAGTAACAATACAATCACAAAATATAACTGGTTTGGTGATTTTAAAAAGAAAAATGGAACATTACTAATGCCAGTAGGTGGAAAAGCAATTCAATATATAGTTGCATGTGTTACAGTAGTGTACTTATTCTTTTTATTTTATGTGATTTCAAATGATTCCGATGCACTCGATAAAAATTATTTAGTATACATGTTCGCATTAATTGTTCCATTGGCATTTATGTTTTTAGTAATAATGTCGAATGCAAAATCATCCAATGTGATCATGATGAGTGCGGCATGTACTCTTATTTTGATATTATTCTTTGCCTATACGTATATTCCAAGTTTCTCCGGGGTTGTACATGAAATATACAGCTCATGGTTTGACTTTGAACGGATACCAGGGTTTTCAGACGAAGCGTCATTTATGGCTTCTTTGCTGATAAAAGTATTAATGATCGGTATTGTAGTAGTAGGATTGTCTTTGTTTTATAATTTGTTTTTGAACCAAGCATATCGTCAAGAAGGTGTATTAGGGTTTATAATATATTTTGTTTTCTTTATTCCTTGTTTATTCAGCGACTTTATCAAGTACATATTCAATGAATTTAAAACAACACCCAATATCGTACTTGTATTATTTGTATTAGAAATTATTTTCTTGATTCTTTATTTCTATTTACCCGCAAACATATTGAAAAATAGTCTTAAAAATGGAAAAAGTATTGTAAAAGAACCATTGTTTTTAGGTTCAGAAACTATTTTAGCTGGATCGGAAATATTAAAAAAAGAAGATGATGAATTAAACGAATTAATGAATACACGTGTAGTGAAATCAGTTGAGAACGCCAATAAAATAATATACAATCGAAACTACGCCATTTCATTGTGGTTGTCTTACAATGCAATCAATATGCATAAAGATGCTGCAATTCCAATGTCAGTATTTAAGTATGGAATTACAAATGAAGACGACAATGTAGATATAAATGAAATTGTAGGTGTTCCAATGATTACATATCTACACAACGATGAATTCGGTATCGTGTTTACAAATAGATTTCCTGAACCAAAACAAACTTTAGACTCATCCAACATGTTTTCTGTTATTAAAGATGCGCTATACGAATTTGATGAAAAATACACGCTAGTTGTACGACTGCCTCCACAAAAATGGAACAATATTGTATTCAATTATCATAATAGTCATGTAGATTTGTTCATCAATGGAAGTTTAGAAAGAACAATCGAATTGGCAGGAGCCATTCCAGAATATGATGCATGTATGTCTTTTATTGCGGGTAGTCCGAATAACAAACTACATGGAGCGTTATGTAATGTGAATTATTTTTCAGAACCTTTGACAAAAAGTCAAATCACTCAAGCCTATAATCTATTAAAATTGCAAAATCCTCCTGTAAATAATCTATTGTAAAAATATACGAGCAATGAACTATACCCTCATTATTTTAGGCATAATCCTCATTTTGGTATTGTATGTGCTATACCGATTCATGTATGATAGGCAAACCATGGTTTCCTCAAAAGTATACTTGAAAGACGAACCGGCAGACAAATCTTTTGAAGATCTCTCGAATCCGGAATCATCTCGATACAGTTATAATTTGTGGATTTATGTAGTTTCTCTTGGGGCTGATCAAAAAATCTTTGAAATTGACAATGGTAGTGGAAAATATCAATTCAAATTAGAAGTGACTACTTCTGGTGATTTAAATTATTATCTGAATACAACAAAGTACATCATCTCATCTAACTTCCCTCTTCAAAAATGGGTATGTGTAAGTGTAAGTGTAGACAACAATGTAGTCGATACATATTTAGATGGAAAACTAGTAAAATCACAAAAGATGGAAGGTACTCCATATACTCCATTGAAGACTTCAAAAATCGTATTTGGAACAGGGGATATTTATCTGGCAGAATTTGAACGTCTAGCGAATCCTATTGACCCACAAACTGCCTGGGACCGGTACATGGCTGGCAATGGTGGATCATACATTAGCAATGCCTTTGCAGCATATGGTGCGAACTTGATATTGACAAAAGACCAAGTTGACATGAAGAAGTTCTCTTTGTTTTAAACCCTTGAAGAATTAAATCCGCACAGCAGATTTATATTCTACAAGGGTCGTGACCGATAAAGAGATAAAATCGCCCAAAGGGTGCAATTTTAAATCTTCATCGGTTTAAAAAAACTTTCCCGGTATAAAATTTTAGCAACAACTATATGATTATAAACGTACATTTTATAATCACATAAATCTGTAATAGAATATATAGAAAGTATATAATGGAAGCAAATAAACCAATTATAGATCAAATATCTGATTCAGTCCCATCCGGTACAGATGTAACAAGTGCTGCAAAAGGATTTAGCGAAGGTGTCACAGAAAGTATTTCAAGTGCGCAAGCAGGAGTTCAATCTGGTTTAGAAGATTTTTCAAAGAGTGCGAATCTAGAAGAAGCAGGAACCGATTTTCTCAGTGCGAATGGTCTTTTAGCCAAATTAGTGTTTATTATTTTAGTATTAGTCGCATTTATGATTTTGATGAAAGTAGGTATTTCCATTCTTGGATACATGCTTGGTCCATGGTCAAATCCTTACTTAATCAAGGGTTCTTTAGGGGGATCAACTACAGCAACCATCAAACAAAATCCTCGTGATGAAAATTCGGCGATTATAATGCGATCCAACGATCGTAATAAAGGAATTGAGTTTACATGGTCTGTGTGGCTATTCATAAATCAAGGAAATGGAACTGATATGCCGAAAAACATATTTGTGAAGGGTGACGAACAATTCAACACAGATCGCATCAATTTATTGAATGGACCAGGATTATACTTAGATAATGATGATACAGACATGGGTACATACAAATTAGTTGTAAAGATTGACACAATGAATGATGTAGAAACCGCCAATATAAATGGTATCCCCATCAACAAATGGTTCCATGTCGCGATTCGTATGCAAAACAAAGTCTTAGACACGTATGTGAATGGTGTAGTTACAGATCGAATGAATTTAACTTCACTTCCGAAACAGAACTTTAATAATGTAACGATCCACGGAAACAATGGATATTCTGGGTCCACTTCTAATCTCAGATATTACAACTACGCATTGAATGTCTTTGAAATCAACAATGTGGTCATGTTTGGACCTGATCTAAGTCCAAGTAGTTTGTCCGCGGATAGCAAGGCATTGAGTGGTAATTATTCGTTTTTGGCACATTCGTGGTACGGTGGGAACTACAATATGTAAGTAGTGAT